AAGCGTAGTCAGGCTCATAGTCCTTCCAAGCCATACCCATGGCGTTCAAGAAGCCTTCAGCACGAGCGGCACCTTGCACTGCAGCAGTAGCCGCAATAACAGGGGCAACACCTGCCAAGTCAACGTAGAAACCATACTTACGATCGGTAGGATCGTTGGTGAAGGTTTGGCCACCCAAACCGGTAGAGCCGGAACCAGTAGCAGTACCGTTCAGGGCTTCAGACAGAGCCACACCCTTCAGAACTGCCAGGATGGCATTGTGTTCATCTTGAGCGCGAGTTTCGCCGAAGTCGCGGCTGATCTTTGCCAGACCATCTTGTTGAGACACAACTTGTGCCAAATTCACTTGAGAAGCACCATGTGTACGCACAGTCTTCACGTAGGTCGAGAAGTCAGATGTGTAGTTGGTGGTAGAACCAGCGGTTGCAGTGGTCAGACTTGCAACGTTGATGGTTGGGTTAATTGGCTTGAACCAACGAACCTGACCGATGAAGGTTTCAGTGCTGGTATTGATGTTGGGGTTAGGGCCAACGATACCAGTGCCAGACAGCTTACGGGCATTTGTATATGCCTCATCGCTGTAGGCGCCCAGGGCGGACTGCAGAGCGAAAGTGTTGTTACCACCGCCAGCGGCTTGGGTATAGAGTGCGACTGTCATGTTTTAATTTCCAATTTTGAGAAGATTAGCGCTTCTTCGGAGGGAGTTTACCCTCAACTGCCAGTCGGAGGACTTCCTCTTGTGACATTTTGAAGAGCGAGGTTGGTGCCGCAGCTTGAGGTGCTGCGCCTGTTGCAGAGCTTGTTCCAGCTCCGCTACTGACTTTAGCTTTAAATAGAAACGATTGTTCTTCGTCCTTAGCGAAAGCATCCACGTATTCACGAATCGACACGCCTGAGCGGTGAACCCATTGCTTGTTTTCATCCTGAACCAAATTAGATGTAATCTCTTGGAATGCCATCGTGGCAGCTTTTCCGCTACGGAATTGCAGTTCACGAATAGCTTCACGCACAGTCACATCCCTACTCAATTCGGTATTGCGTTTTGCGAGTGCAGCGTTAGCAGCCCGTTCTTCAGCGAGTTGGATTTCATAAGCTTCCTTATGCTTTCCTTCTTCGGCGAGACGTTTGAGATTTGCTTCACGTTCTTCGGCTTCGATCTTTGCCAGTTTAGCTTGGAGAGCATCACGAGCAGCATATGCATTGTTCAGAGAAGTCTTAATGCCAGCAAGCTCAGCATCCAAACGTTCTTTCACAAGCTTAGCTACGAGTTCGCTATCAGCTCCAGATTCACCAGCGGCTTTACGATCAGCTTCGGCCTTAGCTTCTGCAGCTTTGCGTTCTGTTTCTGCGGTCTCTTCAGCACGCTTTACAGCGTCTGCGACCTTTGCAGCTTCAGCAGCAATTGCTGTAGAGTCAGGGGCTTTAGAGGTATTGCCATCTTCGTTTACTTTGTCGACCATTTTTCAGTTCCTTTAGGCACAGCCTAAGTTAATAAATCGAGGCACAGCCTCATCCACACTAATTGCTTAGTATTCTTTTGCAGCATCTGAGTACAACTCGTTGATGCTTATGTTTGTTTAAACGCCAGCGCGTTTCAATCTCTTGTCGATCTTCTTAGCTGCTTTCACAGCTGGAGATCCTTTGAAATTAGGTGACAGAGCAGCGCCCACGCCTGCTCCAATAACACCATAAGCTCCACCTAGCTTCACAGAGGTCTTCAAACCCCGTTTGATAACTTCACGTCCAACCATGCCTGATACCGCCTTACCAGCACCAACATTGCGTGCAAACTTATGAGCGCGTACTCCATCAAACAATGAGCCAACTGCGCCTGCAGCAGCACTGCCGCCTGCTACAGCTGTTCCCATTACACCTGCTTGGACGACACGCTTTCGCATCTCGCTTGAGCGGCCTAGTGCAGCGTTAGCTTTCTTCTTACCTTCAGAGATGGCACGTTTCCATGCAGCATCCATCTTCCGGCCAGTGTTTCCAAATCCGTCCATGATGATCCTTATGCTTTGATTTTAGAAGCAGCAGCATTGCGAAGCTTGTCGACCTTAGCTTTAACCTTATTGGCACCAGCTTTGACCTTTGCTTTCGCAAAATCCACTTTAGTAGGAGCGCGCATCGCACCGCCGATTGTAGCACCGAGGACAGCAGGCACAATTGCACCAGCTGCGGTACGACGCATAACACGACCTGCTACTGTTTTAGCAGCAGCTACAGCACCTTTTGGAGTAGCTGTGCGACCAGCGGTTGCCCTGTCAATGACACGTTGGCCAGCTTGGCGTGCGTTGTTTGCAGCCATACCTAGACCAGCACCGCCGCCTAGTGCGCCCATAATGCCAGATTGGATTGCTTGTGCCTTGCCGCTACGACCGTTTACTGCCGAATCAACCTTCTTGATTCCTGCACTAGCTTTCTTCTTGCCTTCAGAGATGGCACGCTTCCATGCAGCATCCATCCTTCGGCCTGTATTTCCAAATCCATCCATAATGACCTTTCTTAACCGATACCGTACCAGTACCGATTGTGTTTGAACTTTTCAACAACAGGAGCCATGACGTCTTCATAAGTAAGGATATCCTCCTTAGTCATCATACGCCCACCAATCTTGGATCTGCCAAGTACAGGTATCAGGCCTGTCTCAATCGCTTCATTGAGATATTTATCGTAGAGCTCTTGAGGAAGCCCACGTGCTTTCATCTCGTTCAGCGTTAACACAATTGAGTTTTTACCAACAGCATTTCCGTAGATATCACGAAGACCTGAGCGTGCATCTAACATCTTAGCAGCATTCGTAAAGAACGCGTCATGGATAGTAGTTGTCTGAACACCCTTTCGAGCACCCCACAGATGAAACTGCTTAACAATCGTTGCATCATTACTGTGATTACCGTTAACTGCGTAAGCAGTCCTGGCTTTGTTCACATCAGCAATATCGTTAATCTTACCATCTTTATTCCTGAAGCCTTCCCACCAAGTGGATTCAGTCTTCTGTGGAATTTGCAGAATGTTAGTCACCCATTTACCATCAGCATCTTTATAGGCAAGCTTCTCTTCAAATGTCTGTGTGAAGTTTTGCTCCAGCACTTTACCATCGAAATTAACCCATGGCACATTTGTCCAGCTTTTGTCAAGCTTGTTCGGCTTACCTACTTCGAAACCTTTGATAATATCTTCAGAGAACAGTGAATAGCCACCAACCTTAAAGCCTGTGCGCCTACGTGTTTCAGCTGGTACACCCTCGATCAAACGAGACAATGCACTACCGGGTACATATCCAGGAATCCTTCGCAGCATCTGTTGACGCAGGCTCTCATCCTTAATACCTAGTATTTGTGCAAGACGTGGTGGCAAACGACGTCCATTCTTCTTTTCACCTCGGATTAACAGCTCAAGATAAGACACAGGGTCTACAAAATCACTGTTCTTCGGTTTAGCAGTCGTCAGGAAGTCTTCAGCCAATCGTCCAAAGAACTTGGTAAAGTCTTTTAGAATCGGAACTTGTAACTGCAGGTACTCACTCATAATCCCAGCGATTTGCTGGAAGTCATCAGGTGTAACTACATTCAAATAAGAACGACCCATCTTCTCTACCAAGTCTCGTGTCTTGCTATCGAGGAAATACAGCTGCTCCATGATCTCATCTCCAGGCGGTAGGCCTTTGTTGAAGATGTCACGAACGTCTGCACGCAAGTCTTTCAGGTCAGCATAAATCTCAGGATCAAGCTTTTCATACTTAGCCATTCGAGCGGATATTTCAGCAAGCACAGTGTCACGATCTGCGGCCTTAACCACAAGTGTACCTTCTGTCTTACCTAGCACTTTACCCAGCTTAGCTTCAACATTCAAGATACCAGTCTTTTCACCGGCACCATAGAATGTCACCATGTTCTGGGCTTTAGATGCTTTACGTAGATCTTTTTCAGTCAGACCTAAGCGCTCATTCAGCTTACGAAAACGCGGGTCGTTGTAAGTACTTGCAGCAATCTCATCGTAGAGACGCTGCTTTTGGTTTGTCGGAACAACATTACTGAGCTCAGCAAGCTGTTTATTCTTTGTTGTCAGTGCAATGATCTGCGCACCTGACGAGGACGCATCCTGTTCAAGAGCAAGGGCAATCCTGTAATTTTTCAGTGTATCCAACGCCTTGTCGTCATACACACCGTTCAGATGAGAGTTGATTCGAGATGCTTCCAAAGCAAAGCGCATAAGCTTACCCTGCTCTTCGCCATCAATTTCAGCCATCAATTTGTTTTCAAGAATCTTACGGATGTCTCCAGGCTTACCACGACGCATAGCATCGCCAAGCTCAATCAAATCTTTGCGCCAGTAAGTAGCAATCTGCTGACGTCCTTGAACAGCAAGTGAATTAAACTTGTGCTCTAATACATCAGAAGCTCCACCAAGGAACGCTCCAATTTGATCTTGGAAGTTGTAAAACCCAATCTCACTGAATGGCTCAGCCTTAGCTGTATTTAAGAATGGTCGGTATGTTTCACCCGACTGTGGCCCAATGAGGCCACGCTCATAAATACGTGCGCGATGGTCCAGGAAAGGGTGGTTGCTAAATGCTGCATCTTTATCTCGAAGCCATTTCATAGCTTTAAGACGTTCGTATGCATCGCCACGCTCCAGCATGTACTCACGATATTTGTTCAAGTCGTGATAGAACTGCGCCTTGCCTTTATCATCTTGGAAATTGATGATCTTTTCAATGATGTCATGAAACTCTGGGTCAATCTTATACTTCGCACTTGCTGTCCAATTAAGGGCAGTGACCATATCCTTGTCGATAACGTTCTCAGGAAAATCTGAAAAGCTACTTGTGGATGTGATCGGAATGCGAGTGTCATAGAAGCCCATCAAGCCATCATCAGCAAAATAAGTCTTGTAACCCTCTCGGATGAACAGTCTGTTCTTCTCATCTGTAACACTAATACGTAGCCCTAACTCAACCTTCCGAGTCAACCTGGCATACTTCTGGATGCGTGGATCTACAACACGAATGTTTACAGCAAACGTATCGTAGTAAGGGCCAAAGTAGCGCCCACCCATACGACTCTTCATGCGTCGCTTTTGAACACCAAATGTCTCCAGCTCGTAGAAACCTTTGTTATTCGCATCATCGAGCAATGCAGTACCCAGCTCGTACCATTTGCGCCTAGAGCCTCTGTAGTTGGCCTTGTTGTAAAGGTCACGTCCAAGAGCAACGGCAAACTGGTCACGGTCTGGAGAGTCGGCCAGACTAAGCTGTCTAGCAAACTTCAGGTAGAATGACTCTAGGTCAGAATTTGTTAGGTTCTTCTTTAATAAAACGGGAATTCTATAGTCTAAAACGTTCCTGAGTTCTCGTGCAATTCGCGGTGCTACTCGGTCTTCCCAAGTATTCTTTGCAATGATATTCGGGATGAACTCATCATGGAGCTCTTGCAGTTGCGTAGGGCCGAGCACTGGATCAATGTAGTTTGATTGTTTCAGCTTGAACAGAAGGTTAGCATCCTTTCGAAGCTGAGTCTCCATGTAATCTGATACGTTCATCACATCGAACTTCGTCTGACCTTGCAACACAGCCTTCATGTTTGTCCATGGCTCTGGATTCTTTCGGAATCGTCCAATAGTTATCCGCAAGTTTTCAGTCACTACTGCTCGCTCATTGACACCCATGGAGTGTTCAAGCTTGCCCACAAAATCCTTGATAAAATCCTTGTCAACCTGCTTCAAGTCGGCTGAGTCGTCCACAAGGCGCAGCGTGTTGGCCAGAGTATCCGGACTGGGCTGATAGAGCCGCGCGTCATTGTACACGCCTGTTATCGGATTAAACTTCATATGGTCTTCACGCGGAGGTGCAGACAATACGCGCTGTTTGGTAGCCTTCTTGTTGTGCAAGAGCGTACCACGATAGTTCGTCAGTGACAATGTACCATCAAGTTCACCAGCTTGCAGCAGGTAGTACTCTTTGAGTGCCTTTTGAATTTCGGGACTCTCATAGATTTCATCAGGACGTGCAGCACCTAATTTCAGCGTGTCCAGCTTCTCTTTTGCCAGTGCAAAGCGACGTGTGTCGCCTGGAGTACCATAACCACTGTCTGTCAGTTGACGTAGCTCACGAATACCGACAGAGTTACCGTCTGGGTTTGTAAATTTGTCAACTGTCATTTGTCCGTTTCGGAACATCTCAAGCTTCTTCGTATCACCTAAGTGACGCAGCACAACCTCGTTAGGCTGACGTGAGAGCCAAGTGTTGTAAGACTCTTTCAGCGGTGTCTGGCCATCGTACTTAGCGATTTGATCAGGCGTCAACCTAGCAATATTCCGTTTGCGAATCTGAGCAATACCCTCTAGCTTCGCCAGATCATCATACGCTTTAACAACTGGAATAGTCGTTGAGCGGCAGTGCCAATGGGCTGGAGGCAAGTGTGCAGTGTCACTGATAGGATATACAGTGCCATCCCTAGCAGAACAAAGAGGAGTGGTACGAGAATCGAGAACAGCAACGTACTGCCATCCTTTAATAAGCTTCTCATTTGCTTTATACACTTGGTGGTCGGCTTGTGCATAAATAGAAGTTGTTGCAGTCACGACCAAACCTTTGGCTTGATTACGTGTTATTCCGAATGCGCCCTTCATGACGGTATCAGCAATAGCACTTTCAGATTGGCCTAAGGCAACACCACGACGAATCATGGCTTCAATCCGAATCTTCTCAGCCTTACCTACATCATTCCAGCCTTGATCAAGCGTCAAGTTGCCAATCAAAGGATTCTTAAGCACGATATCCTCAGCCACACGGCGAGTCGGCTGTTGTACCTTCCAGATATCACCCACAGCATTGTGAAGATTACTTGCAGTATGCGATACTTGATCTTTAAACAGGTCAAGCAGGCTTCTGGCTGTGCTGCCATGTGACTGGGCTACCATAGCACCAATCTCTGAGTTCAATTTCTTTTGGAACTCTTTATAGCTAGCGCCTTGCAGCTTTGATTCTTTAATCAGTTTGTCAACACGAATAGCATGTCCATTGATTATCAGGTTGATCTTGCTAGAGGAACGCTCCTCATACAAGCGAACCATTGCAGCGCGATCTACGCTACCATCATATATCAATGTATTTACATTAGTAGTCATTAGTGTGCCTTTAAGTCTCCACGTTCGTAGAGTTCACGTTGATCCATTGAATTGTGTATGATTACTGTCGGCTGTTCCTCATCAGGAACCGGATGACACCAACAGCTTATCGAGGCTTCATGCTCTCGAAAATCCTCATTCGGCATTACATTCAAATCTGCAGTAAGTGTCCAAGTCATAGTATTCCGGAAAAAAAAAAAATAGTTGTCTATTCCAATGTACTCTCCGAAGAAAGTACATCAGAATAGGTTAACCTAGAAGACGACGGATTTTGCCCATCGGGGTCGATTTGCGAGCAATATAGCTCTTACCGGCAGTGATACCAGCACTAGCTACACCTACACCCACAGCAAGACCGCCAGCGTGCTTAACACCTTCAACAGCACCTGTCTTTGCAGCGCTCAGCAACACCTTACGCATGGATTGTTGGATGCGTGCAGCTTTACCTGCGTTAGCTCCAACCTTACCCATGTTAG